ATGGACTCACCCTGGGGTGCCTTCCGATACTTCTGCGACGCGCAAGCAATCGCATTAGTGAAGAAGCTCCCCGGGCTGCCCACCAGTTTCAAACTGGACGAGGTGGCACGTGAGACATTTTGGGAGTGCGAGAAGCAATGCACTTTGAGTAATGTGACGCTGTTGAGGCACGTCGATCACCCCGTCCTTGAGACGAGAGTTGAACGTGCCGCAGATGTCATTTTCTCGAGGGCTCGTCGCTGGATAGCGCGAGTTCTCGGGAAACTCCCAACCGCCCTTGATGGGCGTTTTGGTCCCGGCGCGACATACGAGTCCGCAGAGTGGAGCCGCCGTAACATCGGGGCTTATGACAAACTCTGCAACACCCCGCAGTGCACTCCCCTTGCCAAATGCTTCGAAGACCACCTTGTGTGGGAAACGGGGCTCCGGCACGCTTGGGGGGCTGCTGCGGTAGACAGATTTATACCCACAGTCCCTGGTAATCGATTCACATCGGTTCCCAAGGATTCCTCAAAAAATCGAGGAATATGCATTGAACCCGGATTAAACATTTGGGCTCAGCTAGCTGTTGGGCGCGCCATCCGGCGCAGTCTGAAGGTCGTTGGTATTGATCTCGATCATAACCAATCCCTGCACAGGCAGCTCGCCTGCGCAGCGTCCTTGAGCGGGCGCTTCGTGACTATAGATCTATCGAACGCGAGCGACACAATTTGTATCGCTTTAGTCCGGCTGCTTCTGCCGGACGAGTGGTATGAATTGCTGGACCTCCTTCGTAGTCATAAAACGCAGATCACGGTCAAACGTGGGAAGCGCGTGGCAAAGAAGTGGGTTCTACTCCAGAAGTTCTCCTCCATGGGGAATGGTTTCACGTTCGAGCTCGAAACGCTGATCTTTGCCGCCCTCGCACATGCGTGCGGTGGTAAGGTTGGTGTTGACTCCTATGTGTACGGTGATGACATCATTGTGCCACGGGAGATCGCTATGGATGTGCTCGCCATTTTGCGCTACGCGGGATTCACTCCGAATAAGCGCAAGACTTACGTGACGACGGCTTTCCGCGAATCTTGCGGGGGAGATTTCCTATCGGGCTTTAACGTACGCCCGTACTTCTTAAAGGAGATTCCCAATGAACCTAATCAGTGGATCGCAGTGGCTAACGGTGTGTGGAGCATATCCTCTCGAGGACTTGCCCCAGACCGTTTCACAGCTGTGCGACTTGCTGCAATGGATCATCTGCCTAGCCACATCCGTCGGAATAGAGGGCCTACGGCCCTAGGTGACGTGATTATTCACGACCACCCGGCATGCTGGACTTCGAAGTTGAAGTTTCAGCAGCGCTGGTTCCGATGCTGGGTCCCGATACCATCTCTGGTCAAACTAGAGCGGTTTAATCG